CCCCAAGCCCGTAGAAGCCGCCACAAAGGCTCCTGGCGCCAAAAAGGCGGTGAAGCGTGAAGCCTGGTGACACCCTCTTCGGCTACCTACATCCCCACGATGTCAGCGCCTCATTCCACAAATCCCTGATCAACCTCGTTGGCTGGGACATGGGGCACGACCATCGGCTTTCTGGCTGGGCATCCGTCAAATGTGCCTCCGGCGGCATCCCCGAAGGCCGAAACCAGCTCGTCGCCCAATTCCTCGCCTCCGAATGCGAATGGCTGTTCATGGTCGACGCAGACATGGGTTTCGAAGCCTGCGCCCTCGACCAGCTCCTCTCCGTCGCCAACCCAGAAACCCGCCCCATTGTCGGCGGTCTCGCCTTCGCCCAACGAGAAGCAAACGACGACGGCATGAGCGGATACCGCTGTATCCCTCGAGCCACCATCTTTGACTGGCTTGAACACGCCGACGGCCACTATCGCTTCACCGGCCGAGCCCACTACCCCGCCAACACCCTCGTCCGATGTGCCGCTACCGGCGGGGCATTCCTGGTGATTCACCGTTCGGTGTGTGAGCAGATCAGGGAAGCGAACGGCGATTCATGGTTTGATCGAATCCGAGGCACCGACGGCGCCATCATGGGTGAAGACATCAGTTTCTTCGCCCGCACTCAAGCCCTCGGAATTCCCTGCCACGTCCACACCGGCATCCGAACCACCCACATGAAGAACCTGTGGCTCGGAGAAACCGACTTCCTGCACTCATTCCTCCCACCGCACGCCACCCAAGAATTCGATGTCTACCTCGTCGACGAAGACGAACCCGGCGACGAATGGATCAACACCCTCAAAGCCTCAACCGGCTGGTGCGGCGACATCTTCGACAACCCGATGCTGTCCAGCCGACTCGGACACGCCCCCTGGATTCTCATCACCGAATCCGACGCCCGTTTCCGACCCGCCTGGTACGACCACGCCCTCCACAACGCCCGCATCTACGACCGGCCCGTCATCGGCCTCAACGACTGCGTCACCCCTCGGATCGGTCGTGGCGAAGACGCCAGATCAGTGCTCGTCTCCCGCTCATGGCTCGAGAAACATGATCTAATGTCGGTGGCTGACATCGTGAAAACCGCTCAGAAAAACAATCAGTTTCTTGCCTCGCCAGCCTCCGAAGTGGCGCAGGCTCCGATCAAGTAGCGGAGAATCATGGCACTTTGCACAGTTGACGATGTCAAAACAGCGCTCGGAATTGAAGACACCGTCGACGACCTGTCCATCAATCTCGCTGTCGACGCTGCCACCGCCATGATCGAACAGTATTGCGGCCGGCAATTCACCCAAGACTCAACCGCCACCGCCCGCATCTATGTCGCCACCAACAGTTACCTCGTCCACGTCGACGACATCTCCACCACCTCCGGCCTGATCCTCAAAACCGATCCTGGTGCCGACGGCACCTTCTCGCAAACATGGACGGCGTCGGATTATCAGCTCGAACCATTGAACGGCAAAATCAGTGGGCAAACCTGGCCGTATCACACGATCCGTGCCATCCGAAGCCTCTACTTCCCGATGGATTACGGTCAAGCATTGATCCAGGTAACAGCCCGATGGGGATGGGCATCCGTACCCACCGCCGTCAAACAAGCGGCCATCATCCAGTCAATCACCGTATTCAAATCCCCTGATGCCCCGTTCGGTGCAACACCATTCCCCGAAACCGGCATCCTGCGACTCCGCTCAGCACTCCACCCGACCGCCGCAGCACTCCTCACCGACTATCGCCTCGACCCCGTCCAGGTGGCCTAATGGCAGCAACAATCACCAGCGCCGCCGACGGGCTCCGTGAACGACTCGCCACCATCATCGGCCTCCGAGTCTACGACCATATCCCCGACAGCTTTCAGCCACCGGCAGCAATGGTCAGCATCGACAACGTTGATTATCACCAGGCGTTCCGAGGTGGAGACAGCGTCTACACATTCACGGTCTCCGTCATGGTTGCTCGAACCGACGACCGAACCGCCCAAAAGAAACTGGACGAATTCTTGTCCTACTCCGGCAGTCGATCAGTCCGAGAAGCCATTGAAACCGACATGACATTAGACGGCAGAATTCAGGCGTGCGTTGTCAACTCGGGAGGCAACATCGCCGCCGTTCAAATCAACGAAGCCACCTACCTCGGTGTTGAATTCACCGTCACAGTCCACCCCTAGGAGAAACAATGGACAAGTTCAAAGTTTCCGGCCCCCGCCCAATCGCCGGCAAAAAGCCCGGAGAGACCGTCACCGTTGACGACCTCGCCGGATGTAACATTGATGCGCTGCTCCAAGGCGGCCATCTGACCCCAGCAACACCAACCAAGACCCCCAAGGTCATCAACCCAGAGGAGCAATAGCCAATGGCCCGCCTCGTATTCACCAACCCGTCGATCACGATCAACAGCGTTGATCTGACCGACCGCATCGCTCAGGTCGCCATCGACATGAGCTTCGCCGAAGTCACCACCACCGCATTCGGTGACCAGGCCGTCACCCGAGTCGCCGGCCTCGGCGACCACTCGGTTTCGATGAGCTTCCATCAGGATTTCGCTTCCGGCGAAGTGGAAGCCACCATCTACCCGCTGCTCGGCACCACCACCACAGTCGTTGTCAAGCCGGTCAACACGACCACCAGCACCGACAACCCGTCGTACACCTTCACGGCCCTCGTGAACGCTTGGGCGCCGATCTCCGGCACCGTCGGCGACCTCCTGACTGCCGATGTGACCTGGCCGATCTCAGGTCTCGTCAACAAGACCACAGCCTGACCCCTAACCAGCAAAGGAACCGCCCATGATCGGGATCAACCTCAAAGTCACTGTTGAAGACGAAGAAATCATCGCACCAATCACCCCCAAATCTGCCATCGAGTTCGAACGCCATTTCAAAATGGGGTTACCCAAAGCGTTCACACAGGAACAGAAAATGGAACATTTGTTTTGGTTGGGCTGGGCTTGTGTGAAAGCCACGGGTCGAGTGGTCAAACCATTCGATTCGTGGCTTGAACACGTCAAAAACGTCGAGATGGTCGTCAACAATGAACCCGATCCGTTTGCGGGAAAAGAATAGACGACACCTACCTAGGTGTCATCGCCGCAATTTCTGTTGAAACAGGAATCCCGCCGACAAGCCTGCTGGAAACACCGCCCGAACTGTTCAACGCCATCCTCAACTACATGAGAAGGCGAGCAAGCCTCATGGATGAGAGCAAAAAACGGTAATGGCACAAGATGTAACATTCAAAGTTGAAGGTCTCAACAAAATGTTGCGTGCCCTCGAAAAACTTGACGGTGAAGCAAAACAGCAATTCAAAGCGGCCGGCAAACAAGCTGGTGAAACTGTCGCCAAAGAAGCCCGAGGGATTGTGCCGGTCAGATCAGGCCGGTTGAAGGAATCAATCAAATCTTCGGCAACTGGTCGTGGTGCGGTTGTTCGAGCCGGCCGAGCCGCAGTGCCATACGCCGGGCCCATCCACTTCGGCTGGTTTCGTCGTCGCATCATGCCGAAACCATTTCTCTATCAGGCCGCCGACCGACGAGTCGATGAGGTTGTCGATCAGTATCTCGCCCAGATTTATCAAGTGTGGAATAGGAACATCTGATGGCCGCTAAGAAAGCCGCAATCTCAATCTCCGTTATTGCTGATGCGGCCAAGGCTCGAGCCGGGTTCGCTGAAGCGGAACGAGCCGCCGGAGGACTTTCCAACCAGCTGAAAACTGTTGGCAAAACAGTCGCCGGAGCGTTCGCCACTCAAGCCATCTTCAATTTCGCCAAAGGCGCCCTCAACGCCGCCGAGGCCGCCAACACCAGCCGAAGCCGTATCGAGCAGGTCGCCACCTCCATGAACGTGTTCGGCGACGAGGTGGGTGCTGTCACCGACCGGCTCACCAAGTTGGCTGATCAAACCGCCCGCAACACCGGCATTGACCAAAACCAAATCAAACTGACCCAAGCGAAACTCCTCACCTTTAAGGAGTTGGCGGTCACCGCCGATGAAGTTGGCGGCGCTTTTGACCGGGCCACCATGGCCGCCATTGACATGGCAGCCGCAGGATTTGGTGAAGCATCCACAAACGCTGTCCAGCTCGGTAAAGCCCTCAACGATCCGATCAAGGGAATCACCGCCCTCAGCCGTTCAGGAATCACCTTCACCGAACAGCAAAAAGACGTTATTTCAAGCCTCGTCGAAACCAATCGGGTCGGGGAAGCACAAGCCCTGATCCTAGAGGCAATTGAACAACAGATCGGTGGTGTGGCCGAAGCAACCGCTAATGACACCGACAAAATGCGGGTCTCTTTCACACAGTTGAAAGAATCTGTCGGCCAGGCACTAGTGCCCGTTTTCGCTTCGCTGCTCGAAGTGATCAAACCGATTATCGACACCTTCGTTGCCCTCCCATCCGGCATCCAGAAAACCATCGTTCTTGTCGGTTTAGCAGCCGCAACATTCAAATCGCTGTCAACAACAATGCAGGGTTTCGGTTTGGCTGCTGGCACCGCCAACAAAGCCCTCGGCGCCGTAGGTCTGGTTCTCACTGCAGCGGTCGGCATCTACTCGATCTACAACAAGGGAAAGAAAGAAGCGGCTCAACGAACCGCAGACTTCGTCACCGCCCTCAACGAAGAAGCCTCCTCACAAACAAACGCTGTTGAAAAGCACATCGCTTCAATTCTCGCCGCCGAAGATCTATCAGACATCTACACCACCCTCGGCCTATCAATCCAAGATGTCGCCAACATCATCCAGGGTCAAAGCAACCCCACATTTGAGGATTTGGAAGCGATTGTTGGCAAAGTTCGAAGCGGCCAAATGGATTTGGCGATGGCAAACAAGGAGCTCGGCGACCGCTTCGATCTAACTTTCAACCAGGCAAAAGGTTTCGTCGCCGAAATCACCAACCAGGAGCAGGCGCTAGCTAGTGCTCGTGAAGAGGTCGCCCGAAATGAGGCCGCCCAAGAAGGTCTTGGCCTCGAGACAGAACGCACCCGGCAAGCCAC